TTCTGATGGTCTTTGTGGTTTTGAAGGGTTAAATCGGTGTGCTTTTCCTCTATCAAGCGAATTTGTTCTTTGTTACCTTTGAGGGCTTCAATTTCTGCTTCCCGCCAGACATTAAGAGTTTCCTGACGTTGCTGCCACTGCTCTGCCTCTAATGCTGATTTCTCTAAAAAACTTTGACGGATTGAGTTCATTTCGTTACGGCTACGCTCTAGCCGTATTTGTTGTTCTTTGGCATGTTGTTCTGCCTGTTTCCTAACAGCCTCTGCTGCTTTTTCTGTCAATGCTCCTGCCTGACCTTCGCCTGGTTTATTTGAGTTTACTGATGATGCGTAATCTTCAGCGAGCATCTGGAATTTTTCGCGGTTAAGCTGTATCCAGTTATCTATATTCTCAGATGGCAGTGGAGCATTTAGTAATTGTAAATACTCTTCTTTAATTGCCCTATAATCTGCTTTTGCCGTTTCAACATCGAGTATGGTAGGAGGCTCTTTCGCTAATTGCTCATCGATGTTTGCCTTAAGACCTTTGAAAGCATCAAACTGCTCTGCAGCGGCATCAACCACTAATCGAAATGGTTTTGTTGCGACTTCTACTAATTTTTTAGCATTGCTATGCGATTCTGGAGACACGTCGAACGCGCCTTGTAACATCGCGGCTTTCATCTTTGCCCAGGCAGTCTCAATAGCAGCAAAGATCATTACCCAGCCTCGATAGGCATCACCAACTTTGCCCACTGCGCCAAAAATTGTGTCTAATCCCTCAGAGATAATCACAGTCATGCCACCATGCTTTTTAGCGTTATCGGTGAACATCTCACCAATGCCAGCAAGAACTGGAGCTAATTGCGTTGTTAGCTCCTGAGAAAATGCAGTTGTGGTGGCTGAAATTCGGGTCATGGCATCGTTTGCCATTTCTACTTTTGCAGCATTAACTCGACTAAGGGTTAGACCAAGAGCATCAGCTTCGGCGGCCATGTTTTTTAAGCCATCAGAACCGGTTGCCAGCATGTTGATCATTGCCACGCCGCCGGAGTCAAATAGCTTAAAGGCTAACCGTACCCGCTCCGACTGACTCCCAACATTTTGAAATGCATCTGCCAAAGTATGCAGTTGCTGATCCGGAGTTAGCTGACCAAGCCTTTCTGCATCGAGGCCCAATTGTTTTATAGCTGGCGCAGCCTCCCCGCTTCCTTGGGCAGCTTCTGCGATACGGCGAGTCATACGCTGCATCGCCATATCTAGTTCTTTAGCACCTAAACCTGTTAGCTCTGCGCTATACCGTAGCTGAGACAAAGCCTTAGTAGATACGCCAATTCGATCAGCAAACTTTGCAGTTTGATCAATCAAACTTGCTTGTCGTACATAGATAGCAGTTAATGCAGTTGTTAAAGCAACTGCAGACGCTGCTGCGGCAACACTCGCCGCCTTGAAAGCACCAGAAACTTTCTTTTGCCACTTCCCTGCTTTTTGTTGTGACTTTCTCAACTCACTAGAGAATTGAGCACTATTCGCATAGAGCGCCACTGTTAGTTTTGCAATGTCTGCCATAGGTCACATCAATAGTCGTTCACACATAGCAACCTGCTGGTCAATATCTGCGACATCATTAGAGATTGGGGTTTCTGGTGATGATTTGAGGCTGAAATATCCGCCCCATAAGGCAAGCAACTCAGCATCTGCGTGATAAAGTTTTCGAGGGTCTTCGACGCCAAGCACTTCACCGAGCTCAAAACAAAAATGTAGTGCTGGGTCGTCGGTTAATCTTTTTTTGCTGCTTCAGCTCCTTCCTGCCCACCATAGTTCGCCTGAAAAACTGCATTCAAGGCGGCGGCGATCTGTCCAGGGTCGTAAGTTTCTAACAACTGCTGAGGTTTGACTGACTTTGACATTGGCTTTTCTTTCTCATCGAGGATCGAGTCTAAAATAACGCCAGCGGTATATAGGTTAATATCCTCGGCTATCCCTTTGTCTCTTAGGTCGGCCATGTCAGCATCAATCTCGCCTAACCTTGCAGTGGACATACGTTGGACGGGAAACTTGCCCTCAAGCATGTTCACTTGGATTGGCGGACGCTTTGGGGGTGCTAAAAGTTTGTTTTTTAAGGTCATGTAATATCTCGCTTAAGCTATTGGATTATAAATAAATTAGGCGGTGACACCGCGAGTAAGGCCGTTTTGTTTGCCAACTATGGTGATTTTTAACGCCTCACCTTTAGTGGGTTCTTCCTGACGCCAGCCAGACAGGGCAACAATCAAGTCTGACCAACGTCCATTAGGGAATTCAACGCGGATTTTAACGGTCTGGGTAGCTTCGGCGGCTGCAATTAATGCCTGAAGATCCACATCAGCAGGGTCATCCCAGAACATAAATTCCTTGTCTTCACCTTCTGGCATATCAGAAATAAATTTCTTTTCGGTATCGATTAACCGGGTAACTTCAACGAACCCCGCTGCCTTTCCAATGGTGCCAACTCCATCTGCATCCTTAAGTAATTTTAAAGCTGCTGTCAGATCATCGACGGCCCCCCATAAAACTCGAGTTCCAGAGGGTAGTTGCATGTATGTGCCCGGATCAGCTATCGCAGTCATAATATTTCTCTCTTTAGTATGTAATTAAAAAATCACGGTTAAATTGATAAACGGGCATTCCCGGTTCTTTGTTAAGTTTTTGATCGAATCCCGATTGAAACTCCATCAACTGAACACAAGCACCCGATAGATCCCCGCTAAAATCATGCAGATCACTCATCAGCTTTTCGGCGATAGCTTTGCCTGTCTCCACATCATCGTGATAGACAGTGATCGAAAACAGATCACGCCTAAGCGCTGGGCTTGATAAATTGCCGCTCATCATCGATGGCGAGATATTTCTATAAACAATTGTTCTGTTTTTGCCTGCAGGCCTTTCCAGCCAGAAGGCTTCTAGCGATGTATTCGCCTCTAACCACCCCAGTAAACCTTGTTCGATAGTCATTAGCGGGCTCTCTTTTGGGTAACTCTGCGAATTTCGGCGGCCAGTTTGTTTTTGATTGTGGTAACCACCAGCTCTTTATTGTCGAATAATGATGCGCGCATAAATGGAGTGGCTGTTTGTTTTACTGTTCCATATTCAGCAGCTATCGCTTTTTGAGAATGCGCCTTTGTTGGACCTACTCGCACAGATAAAGCAGTGGTTTTACCGGCCTTTTTATCGAGTTTTTTAGTGGTGATGCCTATCTTTTCGGCCATGTGCTGGGCGCGGGCGGCTATCTCGTATTTATCTGCTTTAGCTGAAGGCGTGCCAGTTTTATTCTGATCAAACGGTGCTGTGCGTTTCATTTGCGCCTGAACTGGTTTCATTGCTGTGCGAGCTGCTGTTCTTAACGCTTTCAAACCAACCTCTGCGCCCAAAGCCGTTAACTGCTTTTCTAGCTCGGAAAGACCTTCAATTTTCCATTTGATTTCCATTACCAAGGCTCGTTTACAGCTTCATCTAGCGTTTCAATAGCGCCATCAACGATACTATTATCAATAAACTCTAATTCTTTAATGGTGTTTTCCGACTCAGCACTGAATTTCTTTTGGCGGCGCTGCGGGTCGCTATCGTCTACATTGATCACGCGCAACAACTGTCCGCGCCAAGAAACAACCCAATCTTTACCAATATCCCGCCAAGCAATAACGATGGAATAAACTATTGTTCCCTGTAATGCCTCGCCAAATTCTTGCTCACCCGTATTTTTAACCATGACGGATGCCCAAGGTGATGCGACCTTTTCAAGCTGATTTTTAATAACTGCCCCGGATGGGGTTTTACCAATCACTGGTTTATATAGCGTTATTTTCTGGCTTCTACGGCCAGCAACAACACGCTTCATACATTCACCACTCTTTCTCCAGCTAAGAGTGAATGGACTGAATAGTCTGCTTCTTTACTGGCGACGCCAATAACCGAGCCCTCCCTATTTTGATACCAGTGCGATGCCAATAATAAAATCGATTGTTTTACTACAGGCTTACACTCTCCACCTCCACATTCAAAGTGGACAGTAACGGGTTGAGGATGATGATAATTTGCTGCAGGCCAATTTTTTAAAGGCACGACAGCACCACAAATCGAAATCAGGTCAGAGATATAATCCTCCGCTGGTATCGAGGTATTTACCCCTCTAGCATCGAGATATTCTATAAACAACACTTCGCTTGTATTGGGCAACAGCTCAAGACTGGCCTTTCCTGCTGGAAACTTACCAAGGTATCCCATGGTTTTTTCTGCATAATGACGCCCGGTAAACTCTTCGCAGTACTCTCTGGCAGCAATAATGTAAGAATTCAATAGTTCATCTTCTTCATTAAAGTCTTCATCGATCCTGCATTGAGCTCGTAAGTCGTTCAGACTAACAGGCTCAACCGTGGGTTGTTCAATCACATAGAAAGGCATTAAACAGGCTCGTTTTCAGTTTTTGGAGCTCCACCAGGTAGAATTGCAGCACCCTTTTCAATCATCTCAGTTGCTAGATCTTTTGAGAATGAAGCAATATCACCTCTGCTATAGCGCTTATACGGACCAACAAACTCAACTTGCACTAGCTTATTGTCATCTGTAACCGGTAGCTTAGGCGATATCGTACCTTTCGACGTATCATTCGAGGTAGTACTTGGTCCTGCATCGTCCTTGAGCTCTATTTCTTCAATATTCTTCTGTTCAGATTCTGGCAATTTATTCACAGAATCGTCAGTCAGCTTCTGATCGTTTTCGCTAGCAGCCACAATGGTTCCATCATTAGGTGCTGTGCTATCCTCAGTATTTAATCCCTTCTGATCGGCGTTATCTTGCTGCTGCTTCTTTAATCGTTCTGCCGCTGCTTTGGCGCTATTTTTAGACATGAGTATTTCCTCTAAAAAAATGTACTACCGCCGTGACGGTAGTGCTTAAATTGAAACTCTAAATTTGAGGGTTTACCAAGTAACACCTGTACCCAGTACTAACCCTTCCACATGCCTAAAGCCGATATCGTGCTCCATAACCACACGGATCAACGACTGATTTCGAGCAAAAGCTGAAACCATGTTGTTGCCTGAATCTATATAGGTCGCTTCTTTGGAGAAATCT